TTACAAACTAAACAATATGAAAACTTGTCGTCTAACGTGGCGGACATTACAAGGTATATTGAGAATATTTTAAGTATAATAAAATATTACAGGAGTTTAGATGAGGAGAGCCAAACAGATAAAAACAACAAGTAATCAATATTTAGAGTTTACTAATAATAAATATCGTTACTTTGGACCTGACTATAAATTTGTATTAAGTGATGAGAAGTATCATAACTATGCAACTTTAATTGTTAATCCGTCCCATATAAAAATTGTTAAAAACGAAACTAGTAAAAGTAATAAAGAGTTAAAAGAACAAATTATTACTGATTGGTTTTTAGAAGAAAACGAAAGTACTAGAGATAGAAATAATCGTAAAGCTAGAGAGAAAAGGAATGGGAACTAAAACTTACATACACGTAAACCAACATAAAATAAGAGCTAATAAAAAACATGGTACAAATGAACCAGTTATTACTATTAAAAAAGGTAAAACAAATACATATTGTCACGAAGTAAAAATATTAGGAACTAGTACTGTTAAATACGGTGGTAATGAAAAACCATTATTATCTTGTGGTGCACGGGTCGTGATAGAAACAGAAGGACAAGTTGAAGTAGTTAAATAAAATACAATGGGAACTAAAACTTGTATATCTTGTGGTACAGCTAGAAATACTAATAAGTTTGCTGAAAATTTTAAATTAAAAAATGGTCAGCCAGGATATCGTAACGTTTGTAGAGAATGTGATACGTTAAGACGAAATAAACGTATAAGTAGTACCCCTTATGGTTATTTAACTAAAGTATTTACTCAATCAAAAAGTAAACGTTCTAAAGACATGGAATGGTTAATAACTGCCGAAGACTTACATGATTTATGGGATGAACAAGGTGGGCGGTGCGCTCTTAGTGGTATATTTATGACTTACGGTAAAGACGGTAATGGTAGTAAAGAACTTAACGCGTCCATTGATAGGATTGATTCGTCAAAACATATATATACACGGACCAACGTACAACTAGTAGCGTACCGCGTAAATATTATGAAACACACACTGACCGAGGACCTCTTACTTTGGTGGTGCCGTAATCTAATAGCCAAACACGACAAAATAGATTAATATAAATCGCGACATTAACACCATCCAAGTGTTAAAGTACTTTACTTATGGCTGAACAACAATTTAAACCAGCAAGAAATTCTGTAGACCAGTTTATTTCAGACGTACAAGGTAAAGGAATATTACAAACTTTAAATCCTAATTTACAAAACGACCCAGTATTTCAAAAAGTTTCATCAGCTTTAGATTTTATAATGCCAAAGCCTGACGACCCGTTGTCCGTGCTCGGTGGTGCTAAAGCAGCTAGTTTCTTTTCAGACGTTCCACCTATGTTAGTAAAAAAATTAATGAAAGCGTATAAAAAACGTGATGACGCTTTTGTTGGAATAAAAAGAGAAAAAGATAATGTAAGAGTAGATGGACGAGCTGCTTTAACAGGTGAATTAAAAGAAAGAGCAAAATTTACTAAAGCTAATAAAGAAATAAAAGAAGCAGCTGACCAAATATTTAAAGAAACAGGAAAGAAAGTACCTACAGAGTTTACTGCTTCGAATGTTGCTAATCCTAGATTATTAGGTTTAGAAAGTTTAATAAAAGACCCTAGTAATATATTTCACGGTAGTACAACAAAAGGTATACCACAATTACTTCTAAACCCAAAAGGTAGTTCTCCAGGAGGACTTTATTTCACAGATGAATTTTTAGACCCTAGATTAAGAGATTATGTTTTTCGTCCCTCCCAAGAAGCAGGTTCAGCGTATGTCGTTAAACCTGATTTTAAAAATACTGTAGTAGCAGGTAATTTAGATAAAAAGACAGATAAATTATTTAGACAAATGGAAAAACAACTTACTAAAGATGATAAATTTAATGAAGCTGTTTTTCAATTAGGTCAAACTCGTGCACCGATATTTTCAGGAGCACCTACAGGTTTTACTGAAAAAGCAGGTCAGGCTTTAAAAGAAAAAGGTATAGATTCTATACGGTACCCGTCTAGAAGAAGTAACCAATCTGATACTTTAATTTCAGTAAGCCCTGAAACAAATACAAAAGTTTTAGACGAATTATCTTTATCAGAACTTGATGAATTAGTTAAAAGGTTATCACGTAACAGATAATATTATAGAATAAACCAGCTATGCCAAGGAAAAAAGAAAAATCTATTAGAAAAACTACTAAAGGCAAGGGAGCTAATTACCGCCCCACAAAATCTGGTGCGGGAATGACGGCTAAAGGTGTTAAAGCTTATAGAAAGAAAAATCCTGGAAGTAAGTTAAAAACTGCTGTTACAGGTAAAGTTAAAAAAGGAAGTAAAGCCGCTAAAAGAAGAAAATCATATTGTGCACGTTCAGCAGGACAAATGAAGAAGTTTCCTAAAGCCGCTAAGAATCCTAATTCAAGATTGAGACAAGCAAGAAAAAGATGGAAGTGTTAGAAGAACATTTACGAAACAAACAAAAACTTATAGACTTAAAGATATTTAAACCAAAAACGGAGACATAAATGCCTTCTAAAAAGAAAACACATAAAACTAAAGACGGTAGAACAGCTAAAAAAGGTCTTTATTACAATATAAATAAAAAACGTAAAGAAGGAAGAAAGCCCCGTAAAAAAGGAGCAAAAGGAGCACCTACTGCTGCTGACTTTAAACGTTCTGCTAAAACTGCTAAAAAACGTGTCACTAAAAAGAAGAAAAAGTAGTAAAACTAAAGAACTTACTAAAAGACAAAAAGATACTTTGAAAAAACATTCAAAGCATCACAGCTCTAAGCACATGTCTTCTATGCGAAAGATGATGAAAAAGGGTAAAACTTTTACCCAAGCTCATAAATCAGCAATGAAAAAAGTAGGTAAGTAGTTTGTCTGAAAATTTTACAGAAAGACTTGAAGCTTTAAGAGAAATTGATATTTCTAATTTTTCTACAACAGAAGCAAAAGAATTTACGCTTCTTTTAGAACAATTAGGTAAAAGAGAGTTTCAAGAAAACTCCACTAAAGATTTTTTAGGTTTTGTAAAAGCTATCTGGAAAGATTTTATTTCGGGGGACCACCATGTAAAAATGGCAAAAGCTTTTGATGATATTGCTACAGGTAAGTTAAAACGTTTAATTATTAACATGCCTCCTAGACATACAAAATCTGAATTTGCTTCACATTTATTTCCTGCGTACCTGTTAGGTAAAAATCCTAAATTAAAAATAATAGAGGCAACACACACAGCTGACCTTGCAGTTAATTTTGGTAGAAAGGTAAGGGATTTAATTGACGGAGAAGACTATGCAGAACTTTTTCCTGAAACAGAATTAAAAGCCGATAGTAGAAGTGCAGGAAAATGGCTTACTAATAAAGGTGGTGAATACTATGCCGCGGGTATTGGAGGTGCTTTAGCTGGAAGAGGTGCGGATTTATTTATTATTGATGACCCACATTCTGAGCAAGACGCTATGTCTGATAAAGCTTTAGAAGAAGCATACGAATGGTATATGTCAGGACCTCGACAAAGGTTACAACCTGGAGGTGCAATAGTAATAGTTATGACTCGTTGGAATAAAAAAGACCTAACGGGTAGATTAATTAAGAAAATGGCACAGGAAAAAGGAGCTGACCAATGGGAGGTTATAGAATTTCCTGCGATACTTCCATCAGGAAAACCACTATGGAAAGAATTTTGGAAATTAGATGAACTTGAAAGTATCAAAGCTTCTGTTAGTCCTTCTAAATGGGCGGCACAATACATGCAAAGACCTACAGGGGAAGGTATTTCAATTATCCCTAAAGATTGGTTTAAAGTTTGGGATGAAATTAAACCACCTAAATGTGAATATTTAATTCAAAGTTATGATACTGCATTTTTAAAAAGTGAACGTTCTGACTTTACTGCTATAACTACATGGGGAGTTTTTTATCCTGAAGGAAAAATAGGCGAAGAAATGTATTCAGGAGATGAAGCTCATTTAATTTTAGTAGATTGTGTGAAAGAACGTTTTGATTTTCCTGAATTAAAAAATGAAGCTATGCGTCTATATGAGTATTGGTTACCTGATACAATAATTATTGAAGCAAAAGCTTCAGGTATTCCGTTAGTACAAGAATTAAGAAGAATGGGTATTCCAGTAAATACTTTTTCTCCAGGAAAAGGACAAGATAAAATAGCTAGATTAAATTCTGTTTCACCTATTTTTCAAGACGGTAGAGTTTGGGTTCCTGACAATAGGTTTGGCGAAGAACTTATGGAAGAAGTTAGTGATTTTCCATCAGGTGAAAATGATGACTTAGTTGATGCTACAACTTTAGCACTTTCTAGATTTAGAGAAGGTGGGTTTTTACAATTAACTAGTGATTACTATGACGAGGAAGACCACTATGTTCCTCAAAGGGTTTATTATTAAGTAAATAAAGATTATCATTTCGGACTATGGCTATTGAAACATCCCCTTTAGAGTCTTCATCAGAAACTGAAACTCCTATCGAAATAGAATTACAACAAAACTCGAACACAGCAGACGGTAGTAAAACTTTTTTAGTTCAAGATGATGGTTCTTTTTTAGACGCAGAGGAATTTGAAGAAGAAAGTAAGTTAGAGTTTGGGGAAAATATAGCTGAGTCGTTAGAAGAACAAGAATTAAACTCAATAGCTTCAGATTTAACAGAACTTTTTGAAGAAGATTTAAATTCTAGAGATGATTGGTTTCAAACTTTCACAAAAGGATTAGATTTATTAGGTATAAATGGTGAAGATAGGTCAGAACCTTTCGTTGGTGCTTCAGGAGTTCACCACCCAATACTAGCTGAAGCGGTTACACAGTTCCAAGCACAAGCTTATAAAGAATTACTTCCCGCAGGAGGACCAGTAGACGTAGAAATTTTAGGAAAAACAGACGATGCTAAAATTTCAAGAGGAAATAGAGTTAAAAACTTTATGAATTATCAAATTACGTGTCGAATGGAAGAATTTGACCCAGAAATGGACCAATTATTGTTTTATTTACCACTTTCAGGCTCTGCTTTTAAGAAAATTTACTATGACCCTGGACTTGGACGTGCAACATCGAGATTTATTAAGTCTGAGGACTTAGTAGTTCCTTATTATGCAGTAGATTTACTTACAAGTCCTAGAATTACTCACGTAATTAGCATGACAGAGAACGAATTACGTAAATTACAGCTTTCAGGCTTTTATAGAGACGTAGATTTAGGTTCTCCAGGAACAGATGTTCAAAATAACGAAGTAGCTGATAAAATTGATGAAATACAAGGAATTAGTAAAACAATAAATGATGAAGAATACACTTTATTAGAAGTTCATGTAGATTTAGACATAGAAGGTTATGAGGATGTCGATAAAAACGGAGAACCAACAGGATTAGCGTTACCTTACATAGTAACTATCTGTAAAGACATGAATAAAGTTCTTTCAATAAGAGCTAACTACGATAAAGAAGACCCAATGCGTAAAAAGATAGAACATTTTACTCATTTCAAATTTCTTCCAGGATTAGGATTTTATGGTTTTGGATTAATCCACATGATGGGTGGATTAACTAAATCAGTAACCGCTATATTAAGACAATTAATAGACGCAGGAACTTTATCTAATTTACCCGCAGGTTTTAAATCAAGAGGATTAAATATTCAAAGACATGATGACCCGTTACAACCTGGAGAGTGGAGAGACGTTGATGCTCCTGGAGGTAGATTAACAGATTCTTTCATGACCTTACCGTATAAAGAACCTTCAGGAACTTTAGCTAATTTATTAGGTGCTTTAGTAACCTCAGGAAAACAATTTGCTTCTACAATAGAAAACCCAACAGGAGACGGTAATTCAGAAGCTCCTGTAGGAACAACCGTTGCTTTGATGGAAAAAGGACAACGCATAATGTCTGCAATACATAAAAGATTACACTATGCTCAAAAAACTGAATTTAAAATTTTAAAAAGAATATTTGCAGAGTATTTACCTGAAGAATATCCTTATGAAGTACAAGGTGCTTCTTCTACAGTTTTTAAACAAGATTTTGATGATAGTGTTGATATAATTCCTGTAAGCGACCCTAATATATTCAGTACTACGCAAAGAATTACGTTAGCACAAACTCAATTACAGTTAGCACAATCTGCTCCTGAATTACATGACTTACGTGAAGCATATCGTAAAATGTATTTAGCATTAAATATAAAAAACATTGATGCTATACTTCCTGAGGTAGAGGAGATTCCAGCAAGAGACCCAATCAGTGAACAACAAGCAGCATTAACAGGTAATCCTATAAAAGCTGTAGAATTTCAAAACCATGAGGCATATATAGCAGCACACAGTTCATTTTTACAAAATCCTATGGTTGCTCAAAACCCATCAGCTACACAAAGTATTGGAGCAAATATTCAAGAACGTCAAGCTATGTTATATAGACAACAAATACAACAAGTATTAGGTAGAGAACTTCCATCGATTGATGAAGAACTTTCTCCAGAAGTTATGAACGAAATAGCTATAGCAGCAGCACAAGCAACACAAGTAGTAACTGGTCAAGCACAAGCTATGGCAGAAGCACAGGCTAGAGCTCAAGCAGACCCACAAGTAGAAATGTTCCAACAACAATTACA